GATAGGATAGGATGGGATAGGATAGGATAGGATAGGATAGGATAGGATAGGATAGGATAGGATAGTTATAGTTCTAAATAAAAGAAAGGTCAGGTATACGAATGTATAGTAATTATGAATTATTTATAGAAGATGACACATGAAGATCCTCACAATCTATTGTATCGAATAGAACATCCGTTGCGCAAAGTAGAGACATCTCCGTTTCATGATTAATATGTTCTAGTATTTCCTTTGCCTTTTCTGGTATGTTATCTTGTATTATCTGTCTTAATGCGGTATTTTCTTTTTCTACTTCTTGAATCTTTATATCCAATGTTTCAAGAAGTAATCTTTTTTTTAAACGAGATTTCTGGGCATGCCTTCTATTTGTCTCACGTCTAATTATTTTCTCTTCAGTTGTTATTTTGTTTTTCATTAATATAGTAGAGAGTGTTGATTTATTTGTATTTGTATTTGTATTTGTATTTGTATTTCTTTATTTTTATAGGTACTAATTATTTCTGTCGTTATAAGCCACTCTTCAATTTTATTGAATAATAATTGATATACTAAATAAAGTATACACAGTAAGATTCAAGTCAAGATTCCCAAGGTTTCTTCTCCCTAAAATATAATGGATTTATGTTGCTTTTAATGTACTGAGTAGCTGGTGATACCCTAAATATGGGTTTGCCACTTCTGTAGAATATGTCCAATTGTTTTTGACGCCATTTCTCTTGTTTTTTCGAGTGTTCGCCAATCTCATCGTCCATAAAAATTTTAAGTATCGGTATCATTAATAGATAATAGATCTAATGAAACTGGATATATATATACCAAATTTTTATATTATGTTGATCGTAAAGGAATATATCTTTTTGTTTTATGATTATATTTACAATCCATTTTTATGATTGTATTTTTTTTCATGAATTTTTCATCGCTGATATCTTGAAATTCTTCTTCCTCATCACTTTCTTCTAATGCATCCAAATTATCATTTTCTTTAATATGTCGAAAGAGGCGATTCATCATGACACTCGTTTTATAATCGGGGATATCTGCTACACCAATATATTCAGAATCCTTGTATAAGTGATATACGTCACATTTAATATCAGCCTGTATATCCATAATATTTTTAAGAGAATGAGAAGAAGAGGAAGAATTTGGTACGTTAGTCAATACTGTTGAATCTTTTCTGCGATCCAACTTGAAAGACTGGAGAGTATGTCGTTTTTGTATAGAATAGGCTAAGTAATAGAAATGACCATTGTTATAATTTTGTAACAGTTCGTCGTAGGAGAACGACATATGACAGGGTGAAATTTTTATGTTTGTTTTATGTTGCATATTATCAGGAAGATCATTTCCTAACAAAGATATTATAGAAGAAATACGATACTGTTCTGTTTGTGTTCGTAGGTCGTACCCTTTGTACATTAGCATATCCTCGATTGTGAAAATTTTATTGTTTCCTGCGCTCTCTTTTAAGTAGTGCAATGTACCGTACAGTACAGTATTCAAGGAAAGGTGCTTGTCAAACTGAATCGGGTAAATAAACACATTCTTCTTTTGCAGAAATGAATTTATAAATACACATACTCGTTTGTCCTCTATTGATGTAAACCATACATAAAATTTGGATCCTTTCGGAATCAAACAATAGATATCGTTGGAATCATTCATATAAGATCGTGGTATGCCACAAACTTTCTTATGCACATTATTATCATAAGAAAGTTTTAATTTTTGGAAATTGGTAATAATTGTATTTTTTTGTTGAAACGTTATATGTTGCATTATTAAGTAACAAAGTAGTGTAGATATTTGTATAATATACTATGAATATGGTGTAATCTCTATATGGCTTATACAAGTAACTTCTCATCGTCACTGTACGTATAGTCTTCAAACTGAAGTTCATCCTGTTCTCCCGTGATGGTAAACTCGGATTCATCCGACGTCACTTCTATATTATCATCATCCTCCAAAAGATCATCATCATCCACAACAAAATCATCTTTAAGATAACCAGTACTCGTTTTCATTTCGTCTGGTATTTGATCCAATTCATCTTCTTCAAATTCATCTTGAAGAGCACAGGCGGATAAATCTTCAAATCCACCAAATAGGTGTTCATAAAATTGGTTCCATACTTTTGTTGTCAATTCAATTGGGTCAACATATTCAAGATAACTATCTTCTAGGTCACTACATTGTGCTTCTTCTTTTGCTTCATTATATTCTTCTTCACTCATTATATTTTTAATTTCGTGAGCCACTACAACGATACTTCCGAAATATAACACGTTGTCGATTGGTGGTGGCAAATCATATTTATTTTCCATGTTTGCACGTCCATTGTCTTTGGCATAAAGAGAAATGTACTTGAAATCTATTTTATGTTTTTTTAACCACGATTTATCCACTTTCCATGTATGACGAAGAGAAAAAGATTCATTCGATTTGAATTTGCATTTTTTATATAATTCATCTTTCTCTATCTTGATATTTATTGATTTGCAATCTCCTGATTTTTCTATTATAACAGCCTTTACCATTCTCTTTTATATGTATGTAGGTAAATGTGAGTTGTGTTTATAATATAATATTTATTCCAACGAACGATATTAGTTATAAAACGTGAAATGTATTTAATAGTTAAATGCGATTAATGCTTATATCATAAATCTATGTATATAGTATTGTACTTACAAATTGGAGAAAAATAATGTTGAATTCGATAGTACGTTTTGTCATACTCTCTGTGATAATAATTGTGGTAATGCATTCGTTATATTCGTTTTTAGTAAAAAATTTGACGATACCGAGAGTCAAAGATTTAGTACATAAACCACAAACACAGTACGAAAATATATTGAGGTCAATTACAGAAAATGACAAAAAGAACCACATGGGAGAGATGGAAACAAATAAAAGGGGCGGCGATTACGATAGCAATAGTGTTGATGCCGCTTCTTCTTCAAAACTATCAGATAATCAAATTGAAATGAAGAATGAGCTAAAAAGTTATATAAAAGATCTCAAGTCTTCGAGAGCACCCAAACAGCAGGGGGCACAAAACGAGGTATCCTCTGTGTTTGATAACTATGACAGCTTCAATGAATATCAGACGCCAGCAACAATTGATCAATCCTCTTTTATGGAACCTTTGTCTTCATCATCATCCTCAGGAGGAAATTATGATACTATGTTGAGTATGTCTCAATATTAATTCTAGTAGATATTGACCTTAAAATTGATAACAAAAAAGTAGAAACGTCCCCATCACGTATATACAAATAGAATCTCTTGTGTAATCATGTCGTCCACCTTATGTATACATAATGATAGTAATTTTCGGAGTAATATAAAAGATACGTTAGCGAAATTAGTAGGTAACGTAAATATTGCCAGCAACTTGGAAATCGGTGTATTTAATTATTCGTTAGAGAAGGCACATAAATTAAACGTAGTAAAGTTATGGAGTAACCAGTATTTTGTCCAAATTTATACAGATAGGTTACGTTCAATATATACAAACTTAAACCATAATGACGATTTATTACGAAAATTACAAAACAAAGAAATAAAGGCACATCGTCTTTCTTACATGACACATCAGGAAATGAATCCAGAAGCTTGGAGGGAATTGATTGAACAGAAAGAAATTAGAGATAAACATAAGTATGATCCGGTATTGGAAGCGAGTACGAATGAATTTACATGTAGAAGATGCAAATTGTCTCAATGTACTTACTATCAATTGCAAACACGGTCGGCGGATGAACCTATGACGACATTCGTATCGTGTATAAATTGTGGAAACAAATGGAAATGTTAATTCATTTATAAATTAATAAAAAACAATAAAAGTATATCTAATATTAATATATTTTTATTGTTAATCTTCAAAAAGAAAAGATCATTGTGTGTCATTGTGTCTTGTAATTTATAATTTATTATATTTTTATTGGATTTTTGTTTGTTTTATAGTTTACATATAGACCTCAAGTTCTTGAAGAGGCCAATATTCAGATACCCCATTAGGTAAAGGTCGTCGAATTATAATAGGTATTTTCTTTTGCTTCAATTCTTCAAGTGCCACCAAGTATCCGTCAAAGTGTTTGTCCTGTAGCTGCTGTATAGTTGATTCATTTATGTCATGAAGATTGCTCGGTAAATCGACAAGTGGATTCGCGCCATTATTTATTTGTTTTGCACGTAACCCAAGAATTTTGGTTTTCTCATATTTGGTAAGAATGGGAGATGTTCTATGATTTTCATCAATAATAATGTTATCCGGATTTCGTGTCACTTCACACAGTTTATATATTTCCTCTCTACTGATTACATTTGATTCTGGATGAAACTTATCCAATATATTTTGTCTCATTTGTTCTGTTATTTTCTCTCCATTATTGATTGATTCATCATCCTCATCATCATCCTCATCATCATCCTCATTATCGTTATCATTATCGTTATCATCATAATCTTGTGAAGAATCATCGTCAGTAGAATACCCCCTATATTTTTGGGCAAACTGTTCTATTTCAGTACCGTCAACATCTTCTACATCATCATCATCATCACTGTATCCGTCACTTACCACTTCCTCTTCCTCTTTAGACCACAGTGTTGGATTTTTAATACTATTACCGAAAGTTATAACGTCGTCGTTATTGTTATCGTTATTTATGTCATCATCATCGTCTTCGTCCTCTTCTTCTTCATCAATAGTGATTGAGACATTTTCATTATCATCATCATCGTTGTTTTCATCTACAAAGCTGAGATCTTCGTCGTCACTGTTGTCGCTTCCACTTGGAAGACTTAAATTATCATCATCATCCTCGTTTACTTTTGACATAATCGCACTAGTGGCAGTATAGTACTTTGTATATTATATATGCAACCAGGAAATCAACGAAAGACCTTCAATTTTTAATTATCTATATATACAATAGCTTTATACTTTCTTTCTTCCGAAATAACAAGAAAAATATAATATAATATAAATAACTGCAGGTACATTATATTTTTTATTTATTTGATTTTTTATGATTAATGAATACAGTCTATATCCATGGGTATCTATTGTTTCTATAGTTCGTTAATTTCACCAAATCGATCTGTCCTCCAAACAGTATCGCATTCGGTACATATATACACAAATAATTGCTTTTCGTCGTCATACCGAATATAAATTACCTCTGGGTTAGGCGATTTGCATTGTCCATCATTAGGACATGGAATTGTATCAACTCGTGGTAGTGTAGGGTCATATTTTGTATATTTATTTATAATATGGTGAAATTGCTGTTTCGTACTTTTTATTTGCGTTGTGTAGACACAGGTATCATCTACGCTTGTCATCTCCTCATTTTTGTCGCAATTACGACAATAATAAAGTAATTGGTCTGAATCGGAAGAGGATGAAGAATCTCCTTCTCCATCTCCTTCATTATGTATGCTTATGTAATACATATTATCGCATGCAGAACAAAACTTCATATTATCGAGTAAATGTGTAGGATATACAGTTTATATTATACTTACATTAAATCAATTTTCTTAATCAATTTTATAAAATATATTAGTTAAAATCAAAAACTAATATACGTTTCAAAGGAATATATTAAGATTATTACTCGTGAAATTATTTATTTGTCTTTACTTTGCTTACACACTTCGGCTATTTGTTTTATCGAGCTATCAAAATGATTTCCTCGTGGTTCATCATTGTTTTCAGAATCATCAATGACTAAATTGTTTATTTCGATATTAAATGTATCTCTGTATTTTAAGATTAATTTATACCAATTAAAACAACAACTTATTCTGTATGCACCCATATATACCTCTTTATTATGTTGATCACAATCATACGGGGGCGAGTTATTATTTTTGACATCCTCTTCATTCTTAAGAATCAGTTTTAATATTGTATTATCTAGCTTACCTATTATCATGTGTAGCAATTCATCAATGACACGTGAATGTATACCTTTTATTTCATCATGAAATAAATAAAGTGGGAACCCATTAAATTTTTCCTGGGGATTCATTTTAGTTTGTGGATTGTCGTTACCAAGAAAACATGAGAATGACAAGTTCTTGTAAAATATGATATCATGATATAATTGAAAGTTAGAATGACTCTCCGTGATGCCTGGTTCATGAAGAAAAGGTTTATCGTCGAAGACAGATAATATAGTGAGAAGAACTGACCTGATTGTCTGGCAGCCAGACCAAGGTTCACCTCTCCATGTATTCAATATAGACAAACATACTTTACCTGATTTGTACATATTCGGATGAAAACGTGTTTCTCCATCATTTGTATGATAATAAGCAACTGGAGGAGAATGTGGGTAATCCATTGGAAAAGTAAATGTATACAAATACGATCCACCATAATATAGAGAATCTTTTGGTCCTGTTATAAGAGCATATCCTTTCAATATATCGTCTTCGTCATGATGATAGTATATACCCTCATCTTCTAGTGACGACTTCATTAAATCCTTGACATCAGATATAATTCTCTTAATGGTTTGTTTGGACAACACTACTATAGATTCGTTGGCTTTATCTGCCATTTCTTTTATATTATTAAAGAAGAGTAACGCGTCTTCGTTACTGTTAACTACTACATAATAGTAAGTAATCTCTAAATGTATATTTTAAACATATTGATCAAAGTATTCTTTAGGAAAAAATAAAACAATACACTATGATGAATACATAAAAAATCGAATACTTTTTCATTACGATAAAAGGAGTTGTTAAAAATTGATGGATCTACATGACATGAATCATTGTATTGATATAAAATTATAATATCCCCACATAGTATCCAGGTCGATTATCGTCCAAATTGTGTATATTCATATAGTTGAGGTGAATATAGTCAAAACCGTACATAAAATAAATATAAACACATTTCAATCAGGTACTACATAAGAAAATGGGAAAGACCGAATACGAACGTTTTCTAGCGAGTCATTATTCCGAGAAGGGTCAGGAACACACACATACACGTATCGGTGATTCTTCTCTTTCTATTTCTGGTGGTGTTTATACAATAGAAGGAAATGATTTGAAAAAGTTTCATGCATTATACCATGATTTTGTGTTTAAGCAAGGTCGCATGGAATTTCTCACAGAAAAGCAGAACATAGAAAGCGGACCTATTGCGGTTGATTTTGATTTTCGTTATGACATCAATGTCAGAGAAAAACAACATGATATAACACATATAAATGATATGGTTGGAATGTACATGGATGAAATAGCCAAGTTGGTAGACATACCTGCTGATACATCTGTTGAAGTATATGTATTTGAAAAGGAGAATGTGAATATGTTAGAGCATGTTACCAAAGACGGTATTCACATGATCATAGGAATAAATATGGATAGAGCCCTTCAGGTAATTCTTCGAGATAAAATGCTGCATAAACTTAACGATATTTGGAATGACCTACCTTTGACAAATAGTTGGGATGAAGTCATAGACGAAGGGATAGTCAAAGCTAATACAAATTGGCAATTATACGGTTCTAGAAAGCCTGGATGTGAAAGTTATTTATTGCGTCAACATTATACCTTGAAAAAAGGGGAAACGAATGATGAGGATATTGGTGATTTCGAGTTGAATGCGGTAGAATGGGAGTGCATGCCAAATGTAGTTACTAAATTTAAACTATCCAAAAATTTCTCCAATTTATCTGTGCAAGGAACAAATAATCCATCATTCTCAATGAACAAAAGTATAATATCCGATTATGAGAGTATGAAACGATCGCTTCAAAGTAAAAAACATAATAAATCAAATAGCCTCACAAAATCGCGATCCAAATTGAAAATGATGAATACATCAACACAAGACATAAATATATTAGAAGACATTAATGGTCCGGAGGTCCTACAAGAAGTAGTCGATCGGTTTATGGCAGCGTTCGAAAACGATAAAAATGCTAGCAATAATTTCGAATTGAAAGAAATCCATATGTATACGATGACATTACCTAGTTCTTATTACGATCCATATGATAAATGGATTCGTGTAGGTTGGGCACTAAAAAATACGAATGATAAAATGTTTATAACTTGGGTAGCATTCAGCGCTATGTCAGATAAATTTGATTATGATAAAATACCAGATATGTTCGATATGTGGAATCGCTTTTCCGAAAACAACGATGAAGGTCTAACCAAACGTTCTATTCATTATTGGGCGAAAACGGAGAATCCTAAGGAATATCATAATATACTCAGTAACACGGTAGACCATTTCGTTACAGAATCGATAAAACATCCGACAGATTGGGATTTTGCCAAAGTGATGCATCAATTATATAAACACCACTCTGCATGTGTTTCTATTAAAAAGGATTTGTGGTATAAATACGTGAATCACAGATGGGTAGAAGATGAATCTGGTAATTTGCTTCGTTCTGAAATATCTACCTCGTTACATAATATATACTTAGCGAAACAATTGAAACTGGTAGAGGTAAATAACAGTGGAACGGTAGATGTTAATTCCAAAGAACACAGTGCTAACAATGCATTGTGTAATAAAATAGGAGATATATGTGATTCTCTTAGGAAAAGAGCAGTCAAAGATAACATTATGAGAGAAGCGAGAGAGTTATTTTACGATCAAGATTTCTTAAATAAAGTTGACGACAATCCAAAACTTCTTGGTTTTGAGAATGGTGTCATTGATTTCTCCACAAAATCATTTCGACATGGTCAACCTGACGACTACATTTCAAAATCAACCGGTATTGATTATGTGAAATTGGACAAAAAGAAACATGCCGAGCACATATCCTTTATTGAAACGTTCTTCAATCAACTATTCCCAATAAAGGAAAGGCGTGATTACATGTGGGATCATTGCGCTTCCATGTTAATTGGAGAAAACAAAGATCAATCCTTTAATATATACAATGGAGTTGGACGAAATGGTAAATCCATGCTTATCAAATTACTCGAATATAGTTTGGGGTCTTACAAAGAAACCGTTCCTATTTCTATTATTACTCAAAAGCGTAATTCTGTGGGAAGTACCTCTTCCGAGATTGTACTACTTAAGGGAGCAAGGTTAGCTGTAATGCAAGAATCGTCGAAAGGAGAAAGGTTGAATGAGGGGGTGATGAAAGAAATTACTGGTGGTGATCCTCTCCAAGGAAGAGCCCTCTATAAGGATTGTATTACGTTCATTCCACAATTCAAGTTCGTTGCCATGACGAACAATTTATTGAATGTTGGAAGTAATGATGACGGTACGTGGAGGCGTATTTGTGTTGTAAAATTCGAATCGAAATTTTGTCCAAAGAAAGAGTTTGAAAAAGGTAAACCACATCAATATGAAATAGATAAATCGTTAAGTGAGAAGTTGAAAATATGGGCACCAGTGTTCATGTCATTGCTTGTAGAAAGAGCGTATATCACGAATGGATTGGTTGAAAAGTGCGACGATGTGATGGCTAGTAGTGGAAAATACAGAAAGTCACAAGATTGTTTTACTCAATTTGCCGAAGATAAAATTATACCATTAAAGGGCAATTTCTTGACATACGAAGAAGTTACCCAAGAGTTTAAAGTTTGGTACCTACTTCATTATTCTCGGAACAATGTTCCTCGAGGGGTTGAATTATTCGAATTTATAGATAATAAATATTATCCTCGTAAAAATGGTGGATGGAAGAATCTTTCCATCTCTTCCTCAGAAGTAGGGGATGATGAAGAAAGCGAACAAGAGGACATAGACGATGAGGATGTTGGAGAATTAGATGAGGAGGAGAAAGAAGATCCTAGTTTTTCTACACCGGTTAAAGCAAAAGGTATACCATAAATAAAATTAATACATGATAAAATAAACACCAATAAATTGAATTATATTTCTCCTTTTTCTTTCCCATTATTCCAATTTTTATTGTTTTTATTGGAGATAGATTACGATGACATGTCACATTTTATAAAATTGATAGCAATTCGATTTTCAACACTAATTCTCTATATCATACAAGAAACATCCAAGAGTAGATAACTTTATCTATCTATTCTATTCTATTCTATTCTATTCCTTTAATCTACGTAGCGAGATATATTCTGTCAAGGTGATTGATATCGTAATGTTTTAAGAAAAAATATTTGATTTGAATGATCCCTTATATTAACATGATGTATAGCAAAAAAACATTCAACGATGACGTAGAAGAATACGTTGATATTGAAGCTAACGATGGATATATCAAAGATAACAAATCTATAAATGCATGTAAAACACGCGATTCATCACAAACAGAATCAGGTAATATATTATCGTCATTATGCAGTTTTGCTATTGAAAAATACGGTCCTTCATTTTTATCAGTGGTTAAATCAGTTATTCCCTTTGTGGAAGAAATAAATACAGAAAATAAAATAAATACAGAGGAATATTTGAATTATGTATTATTAAACAATAATATCGAATTAGGGTATACACGAAAAGAATTGAAAATGATGAATGATCCCATATTAGAATTTGTAAGTACACTACCAGCGAATTCACCAGGACAAGAAAGTAGTATATTCAATCAACGTATAAATACCGCACTTGACTATTTCTACAAAGAAATAAACGAGGACTGCTATGCTTCCTAATATTGGTAACATTGGCAAAATATAAATTACAAGTATATTCATGATATAAGTATACTTGTAACATTTCATAGATAGATAAATTATATATCAAAATAAGCATTTTTAAATGTATTATATAAATAAATGATTGTGTCCACCAAAACATACTTGATTATAAAAGGTATAATTGCAATAACTACAAGGTAAGCATAATATTTTTTGTTGGTCATTTTGTATTTATAGTACACTGCTAGAAATAGCATAACCATAAATATCCAATAATTATCTACAAGAATATTCTTGACAGTACTGATACTTGAATTTTGGTCATATTCGTAATGCGCCTTTCTATCATAGGTAGTGACATCGCCTATGTTATCCTCAACCTCGCCTTGTAATTTTGAGTGCTGTAGCGATCGTTGTTGATTGAGTTCTTGTATGCTTTTTGTTCCCTTTATTTGTGTTACATAGGAGTCGTAAACTGTCGTTAACCTTCCCATGAGTTCGTTTTGTTTGTCAACGAGTTCGCGTAACTTTTGTGTTGCAATATTTCTATTTTTTGCTGCGGTATATGTACTATCGGCAATTTTCTTTTTGGCGATTTCGTTATGAGCATCAAGTTGTTTCTGGTATTCGTCTAATGCTTTATTGGCTCGTGTAGAAGTGGAGCTAGCCATTTCATTTATTTTTCCAATATTGAGTTCATCTGAAAGACCAGCGTAGTTACAGGTTGGGTTCACTTGCGTAGAGGAGGACATTATATATTTAATTTATGAATTATAATATAATTATATGATACTACAATTGCTTACTATATTATAATTATATTATAATGAGGATACATTTCTAAATTTACGATGAATCAGTGGCGACAATATCTGCCCCTCCTTGGACATATACACATTGACCCAAGTCCTCGTTCCAGATCGCGTTGTGCGTATTGCCTTCGGGACAACATTCTTGTCCAATGCATTGCATTTCCATATTGTTTAAATTAGGTTGCGAACTATTTGCTGGAGAAGAAGTGTTTACATCACTATCATCAAACGGAAAATCGTATTGGTCATAGTACCGGTTATCTCTTCTTGCCATATCCTGTAATTTATACATGATAACAACGAGACCTAAAACCACTATAATAGCAAATATGATCTTTGCAATAGCAGAAGGAATTAAGTCGAAATGCCTTAAAACAGAAACTAGCAGAATAGGCAAACAAATATACACAACACTTTTCATTATATTTGCTTGTGCATCGTATTGTTTTGTATAATATGTATTTATTTCTGCCATACGAATTAGTCCGTCGTGACGACTTCGCATATTATCTAGATATGCCTTTGTAATGTCAAGCTCTTTATGCTTCTTTTTAAGGGAATCAGCACCTACACTTGCGGATGCTGCGGAGTCTATGAACTGGTTGTAAAGTGTACTACGTATAGACGCGTTTTCATTTATTTGACGAATGATATTTGATTGATTATCCAAACTTGGAGAATGAGAACTAGCATTTCGGTCTAGTTGATCATATAGGTGTTTCTCGTTATTTTGCAATTTTTTTATACTATTTACTAAAGGATCATTACTACCCGAAGAATGAGAAGAATGAGAAGAATGGTGATGAGGATGAGGAAGAGGCTGATGGTGGCGATGAAGATGCGATCCTGGTGGAGGTCCTGGTTTCCTATTCTGTCCTGATTGTTCTACACATTGTGTTGTGCATTGCTGCTTGAAATCTGCGTCAGCATCGCATATGCTAGGATTCTCTAATATTGTATTCTCACAATACAGTGAATGGGAGGACTTGTTGGTAGTGGACCCTGGATCACAAGAGAAAACCCATTCACAATTTTGATTCACAGAGGGTGTAGGATTCGCGCACCCATTATGTAACTGTGTCTGAAATTCAGTGTATCCTGTATCAACACTAAGAGATGAACATTGCGGATTCGATTGTTGTATAGCTAGCAGGGATTCTTTTATGGGAGGTAAAGACATGATTACTTTTATTTGATACTTTAACAGTATACAGTACTTAATATATCATTATATAAAAAGACAACTAATTTAGTTAATTTATGAGTATACTAAATGCATATACACATAAATAAAATAATAATGACTTTCTTTAACGTCAACCACTAGTTATATATGATAAAGTTAGGTTGTTTGGTTGGTAGGTTTTATATTTGATTGTTAGATTGTACAGAGAAGTATTTTTATGAATATTATCCTTGGTAAAACAGTTCTTCTTTAAACTGAGGATAAAGTGTTTCCAACAGAACTTAACAAGCTACTACTAGTATCAGAAAACGCGAAGAAGTAGGATCTAATATTATACAAAATAAATACAGCTAACAATATGTACACAATGGAAGGAACAGAAGAAGCATCATTACGTACTAATTGAATGCATAATGTAATAGAGAGGATACCCAAAATCAACCAGGAAATATACGACACAAAACTGGTGTTTTCTTTTAATTCCGTTATCTCCTCTTTGGCGAAAACATTGCTTTTAAGTAATGTATCATTTATTAATCCTTTGTTCCTATTCAATGATTCTGTTAATGCTGTCATGTTGGAAGAAGATGGTCCGGTCATTTTAACAGTCACCTTTTCTTTCTCAATATTGTCTATTAATTTTGCAAGCTCATCTTGTACTTGATGCATGTTTTGCAGAAGTACCTGTGCCTTCTTACCTCCAATTTTACTCACACCGTCAGGTGGAACAGACGTAACAACATTTTCCATATCTATCGGGGTAGTGGTGGAACTTGAGTCAGCGCCATAAAACATACCGTAACAAGATTTTGACTTTCCTTCGTCTCCAGAATATTGAGGGGTGAAATACACGACACTGCTGTAGGTATCATTACTAGTTGATGCTTTTTCTTTGCATTCATCCAGAGTATCTACGCTACCTAATAAGACCCAATCTTTATTAGAGCCAATATCCGCTCCTCCTGCATTTTTATTTGTCTGCTCTGTCCAAGAATAATCAGGTGAAAATACTGTGTTTGTGTCATAACTCCATACACCATCAATAGTGGTACTGGCAAAAATTTCATCATTACCCGGAATACCTGTTGCAGCCAATATAGATTTATCGTCAGGTTTGCTATTTATCTTCTTCCACTTCCCGTCATTACAAGGCTTTTCACATTGATATACGAAACCTAGGTTGGAAGTAGCTGTAACGTATTTTAAGTTGGATGCATCGACATTAGTGAAACTAGTTCCTTCCCCATTATCCTCTACCTTTTGCCATTTATCGGCGCCTGTTATACCACATGATAGTTTCTGTTTGTATATTGTTCCCACTGATCCAGGACCACCTTCAGAAGATAAAGCCCAAATGTAATCATTGTCCAAGCTGATCCATGTCATTTTTGGAATATTGGTGGTTTTTACCTCACTCCAATCATCTGCCTGTTTGCATGGTTTGTCGGAAACGTACAATTTATTAGCCATGTCAACACCCCATAACTTGTTACTAAACGGTGCGCCGGGTATATCTGGCGTGGAAACAATGTAAGCAAAAACACTAGGGGTTGGTATATTGGTCCAGTCTCCTGGAGCATTAGGATCAGCAGGACGTTTTGCTAAAGTATTATCTTTACCAGCAACATATACATCTGTACCATCTGTGGAAACAGTATAAGCCTGTTTCGATATGGGTATCAAATCACCGTTACACGGTTTCTTACATGCGAAAACATCTCCACTAGATTTTGTACCCCAAAACCATTCGCCAATAGTGCTAATAAACATGACATCGTTGGTTTTGATAGCGTGTTTCCATGGTGGCAACTGTTGTTTTGACTGAGACTGCACAGACGATTGTAACATTTGATTATACTCTAGTTGCATGGAATTGTATTGTTTCAACTTCATTTTTATTTTTGATTTTGTATTGTGTACATCTAAATTAGAAGACGACATGATTAGTATTGTATCTTCCAGTATGTCAAGTTATTAATATATATCGATATATTTATTACAGATATATATTAAACGTTGGTCGTTTTGCCAGATTATTATTGTGAAGTATAGGAAATAATGCAAAGAATCACCATTACTAATATTGACCATGATATCACATGCAAATAACTTGATTTCGAATCCAACATGGAATATTCGTTTTTGGCTTCGGCTGTGACAATACTATATTGTGGGTTCTTTTTGTTGCTTAGAAGAGCATATGTAGGTATATCAGAAAAATAGGACATTTCCATACCGATTGAGAGTAATTACGAGTTATGAATTACGATAATGCTGTTTTCGTTCTACTATATAAACTCTTTCTAAAATAAATCATGAATACTACCAAAATACCATAAACCCAGACAGAACGAATATGAAACACAATTGCGAATAAGAAGAAGACAATCATAAACATATATTCGTTTTTTCTGGATAATCCTAACCCCAGAAATAGTTGCATTCCCAATACATACATAATAAAAAAGAGAATTATGTTTATGAAACTCTCCCGGTAGCTTTGTAACTCTTCGTTGTAACTTTCTTCTGCGGTGTCTATTTTTGAGGTGATTTTCTCGAGCTTAGATTCAAGTTCTTCATTTTCCATTTTTAATTCACGATTTTGATCATCTATTTTATTGGATTTCAAATAACTGATTTCACTTTTATTAATGATATTATTCTCCAGTATGTATGCGTCGGATCCTAATTTCTGAATGTTATTGTAGATCGAATCGATCGCAGTTCTACTATTGGTTTGGAGATATTTCATGTATTTTTCTACAAAACCATCGGTAATCAAATTGAAACTAGTTTGTATACTCTCTACTTCACTCAATAATTTATCTGTCATTTTAGATTTTGTAGGTGATAGTTGATAGTTGATAGTTGATAATTGATTTATGATTAATTGATATCTATTAATATAGGATGACAAAAAAAGTGGATTAAGAATAGATGAGGTGATAAAGGATAAAGTAATTTATGCGGAAGACTTATTTTTACTTATTTATTTGGTACATATCCTATAGTAATCTGAAACGATGGACGTACTACTTGATCGTACTATTTTGCATACTTCAGATGGTCTCATACCAATAGCTTTGGCTACGGCATCGAAACGTGATATTGACGGGAATTGGGCATGGTCTGAAATATTGTATTTGACCATGACCTCGTTTAGCTCTTCTGTAGTCAATATAGTATGAGTAGGTACAGCTGTATGTTTCAAAATATTATACTGTAATGTCGCTAAAGAAAATGCTACAATAAATTTTCCCTTTTCATAGCAATTATTTACTGTTTTATTTAATGTTTCTGGAAGTTCAGATGTAGAGATAACGACAAGCATGTCTTTTTCGTTCAGTACTTCATCGTCATCGTATAAATCGCAAATTGTGTTGTTCAATGCTTTCGTACTATCCATAAAGCACACGTATGCTTTTGTGTCTTTTCTACTATTTTTATTTAATAGCATATCAAGCTGGGAATTATTTATTAAAGCACTTACTTCATTAATACTGAAATTTTCATATTCACTCACGTCAAATCCTTGGGTTTTGAGCAATTGTAGTATGTTATTACGTGCGTTATATTTGAGTAATACATCACGACTATCTTGTGCTTTGGACGACATTGTATTTATTAATAAATTAATAAATTAATAAACTGAATTGTAAAATTCGGTGTATGATATATAATATAATACAATATAACTCTATGTTCTATTATATTGTATCAATTTTTATTCTGGCGGGGGCATCGTATGTAGGTAGTGGGGTTATCTATTATATTCTCTGTTCTATTCATTTTTACTGTTAAATTAAATTCTTATTTGTTTCGTGTTGGAATTACTAGAATTATTATCGTCCTCCGATTTTTTATCATCTCTTAATTTATCAGATGTATCGTTATTATTGGTTCTATAGTCATCGCTCTTGGGTTCTTCTGATGAATCAATTAAGAGTTCTATTCCGTCGTTACGTTTACTGACTCTTGGTTGAATTGATATTTCGTCGTTCATTGAAGAAATGGAATCCGATCTATTGGAATCATTATTAAGAGCCGCTATTTTCTGTTTCGTATCCAATATATCCAGTTCTAATTGCAATTCCTTTTCTTTTTCTGCTAAATTTGTACTATATATGTCCTGTTTTTGATTACCCGGTTTCATTAATATAACATTTGAATCCACCTTGATTACATTTGGTATTGCAGAAGAATCAGACGAATCATCATAAGGAGGCGGAGGAGGGGGTATTTCTGCACTATCGCTTCCTCGACCCACCAGCCCGGGCTCAGCACCAGCACGTGCGGAAACAAGTCTTCCGCCACGTCCACCACCGACTCCGCGTCCATATTCGGGTGCAGAATCTGCAAAGTGGCGCGCACGACGTATAGTGCTAGGGCTCCCTCCCTCGATGCTACTCGAGTCTGGTGCATAAGGAGGACTATCAGGAATGCTACTCAAGTCTGGTGCATAAGGAGGACTATCAGGAATGCTACTCAAGTCTGGTGCATAAGGAGGACTATCAGGAATGCTATCTATACCTTCTTCGTTTTCTCCATTATTTAGCACGTCATTGATAACATTTTCTTCTTGTTCCAAGAAATCTTCATTGATAACGTTCTCCTTATTTGCGGTGTCTTCTGCAATAGCCTCTTCATCTGCAGCGTCTTCTGCAATAGCCTGTTTATTTTGTTCCACAGGGTTCCGAATTATTTCATCTTTTCCAGAAAAATCAAAATTCTCCAATTTATTTTTTGAAAATGATACATTTGTTAATTGATCAATATTGTCTTCCGTAATTATTTTCATTTGTACATTCATCGTGTGTAATTCTTGCATAAGTAATTTGAATGCATATGGTACTTTGATAATACTGAATGATTTTCCATAAATACGTCCTTTTTTGATTCTTTTCATGTCAACTCCCGAACTATCTGCGGAAACGTACTTAGAATTAACATTTGGTTTCGGAGGATCGACAAATTCTATGGGTCCATCACATAAAGGACTGATGTATATGTTTTTCACATGGTTGTAAATTGCAATACTACCTGTATTATTACATATAGCCATGTAGTACTCGTCACCACGAGATAACATGGACTCTTGAAGAAACATTGACGCACCGTATCCAATCATTCCATCACGTTCCATTTCTCCTATTCTCAATCCACCATCATTGGCTCGACCTTTGGTTGTTTGTCTCGTCAAATTCGTTCTTTCGCCTTTTGCTCGAAAATTTATTTTGTCTTTTACCATGTGTTTTAATCTCATGTAATAAGTTGGACCAATGTATATATCTGCTTCAAGCTGTTTACCAGACATTCCATTGTACAATATTTCAGATCCATGGGAGTGATATCCATATTTCGGTAAGATGTTACCAAAATCGCTATAAGGCGAGGAATCTTTATTTATAAAGGCGGTACAATCCCCATACCCTCCGGATTGAAGACATGCTTTTCCCATAACACTTTCAATCATTTGACCAATTGTCATTCTTGATGGTAACGCATGTGGATTAATTATAAGATCTGGTTTAATTCCGTCAGAGGTAAATGGCATGTCTTCTTCGGGAATAATTTGACCAATTGTTCCTTTTTGACCACATCTGCTACAAAACTTATCACCAATCGCAGGTACACGTTCTTCACGAATCGACACTTTTGCTATTCTGGAACCCTTTGTGGCATTTGTGATATATGTTTTGTCAACATATCCGAGTTGTCCTTTCTTTGGTTTTACAAAGCTAACGTGTTTATTATCTTCATCCCCAGAAATCCATGATTCGGTCCCAATCAACGGTGTTTTATCATTGACTTTTGTATTAACCTCGACCACACCATATTTACCTAATTTATCATTACCACCTTGGCTGAATGTTATATTTGTACCATTTTCGAGTTTTTGTTGTTTGGGATATGGTGAATCGTTATCATCATCATCGTCATCATTTCCATCTCCATTACCCACATCATTACCATTTTCACTCTCTTCGTCATTATTTTCATTACTACCATATGTTTCATCTAGTTGAGAAGAGGTGATGGTGTCAGTAGTTTCCTTGCTTTCGTACATTGATAGATAGGTGGTACGGAACAATCCGCGTTTTACTGCGCCTTCATTGAATAATATTGAATCTTCCACATTATATCCACCGTATACCATGATTGCCACTATTGCATTTTCACCATACGGGTGTTCTTCATTATTCATGAGTCGTGTGTATCTACTTTTTATCAAAGGAACTTGTCCATAATTCAGAAGTACTGCCATTTTGTCCATTCTTGAAAAATAATTCGTATTATAAAGTGAAACGGCTTGTTGTGACTGTCCACAAGAAAATAAATTTCGCGGCAACTGGTTGTTTTCGGGAAAAATTATTTGATTACCCATATATCCTAGCATTAGTGATGGGTGAATTTCAAGATGAGTGTATTTCTTTTTGGTCTCCATTTGTTCCTTATAGTTCGCTATCATTGCCGTCTCTTCTTCCGTTGTGTCTATATATGCAATAGACCCAATACTTTTTTCACTAATTTCTTCCGTCGTAGTTACTGTTTTCAGTCCACCATTTTCGTTTGGTGCACTATTTCCAGTACCATATAACATGTCGTTCCATGTAAAATTATTACTTTCGATATCTGATAGACGAGTTGTATACCCAACTTTGTTTCCTTGGACAGTAAATACGGGTCGTGTTAGTCTTCCAGCGTCAGTAAATATGATAATCTGGTTTTTTTGAATGTTCCAACTTATACTGACATAAGGAGAAAACGTACCAGATAATCTCATTTTACGAAGGATACCCATAATAACGTTCGGATGCTTCGTTTCGGATTCTTCAGAATTATTACTAAAAATACCAATCCATGACCCATTCAAAAATACTTTTGTATTATTCTTTACAATTGCCGGTCGTAATTTTTTTAAAGGTATCATCTGTAATAACTTGATTAATATTTCGTCAATGAACATTTTATTGTTTTCTTTTGTAAAAGATTCTGTAATATGAGCACCTAACGCCAAATATTTATGTAATCCTATTTTTGATCCATCAGGAGTGTCAAGTGGATCGATCAGACCGTACTGCGAATTATGAAGTAAATGTGGTTTCACTATTTTTGTAGAATCGTCCATAGGAGTAACAACTTTTCGCATGTGCGACATGAAACTATTATATGATAATCGTTTGACATCTTGAATTACTCCTTTCTTACCTTCTCGTGTATAATTTGTGGCACCCCATCGTCCTTTAAACGCCTTTTTAATGCCGGTGTTCATATCATTATACGATGGGAAGTATTTGTTTTTGTTGCTAATGATGTCTTTCAGGATATCTTCAATTGTATTTTTTTCTGTTTGTCTCAGAAATTTGTCAAGATCAGCCTTTACTTTCAAACTGTATACCTTGAAATATTCCGTAAATAGTCCATACAGAAGAGTACCGGATGTTTTCACTCTCTTGAATTTGTAACTATCACGGTCGGTTTCATTTTGAATTCCACTAGATACAGCGAGCAAATTGTATACCATATATCCAAGAAACATTGCCTTCTCTATGTAATTATTACCTCCTATGTTTGGTAGAAAGTATTCATTTAAACATTCAATTACGTTAAAATCTTTACGATTTTTAACAAATTGACTCATATACTCTATTGCGTCACATTGGGTTAACACGTAATTATATTTCACATTTTCGTTATTTTTATTATCTTTTTTGCACGATCTACATTTTGCTTGTGGTGTCTTCTCTCTAGGATGAGTCTTACATATTACAGTAGTGTCTTGAATAGAAGGACGAAATAATTCAATCATGTCACTGTTCGTTTCCAGGTCTAGTAGACACATTTCAATAATGTCCTTGTCAGATACAATACCAAGGGCTCGAAAAAGTATGAACAGGGGAATGGGTCTATGCAAATTAGGGACATCTACGACAATGTTGTTGTTAGTAAACTTGGCATCTGGAGCAACAATTCTAACAGATAGTCTTCTTGGAAGCATCGCCGTATCTTCTCCTGCGGTTCTTATGTCTGCAAGATACGAATATGGACTTAACTTGGTTTTGTCCTTGTACACACGTAACATATTGTTGCCAAATTCTTCTTGGCTTACTATCGTTTTCTCTTTTCCATTGATGATAAAATAGCCTCCGTAGTCATTTCTGCATTCTCCCATATTATATCTTTCTAACTTCGACATGCCTGATAAGATGCACTTATTTGATTGCACCATAATAGGTATGGAACATAACGGAATTTCGAATGATCGTTCTATACCCTCATTATTTTGATTATTACCTGCATCGGCTTCTTTTGAGGGACCTTCCAATTTTATCGTCACATTCATTTTAACATCCATTTCGTAGGTTTTATTCATTAATCTACATTCATTTGGGTATAGATATCTGTCCGTGTTATCAACATTGTCTTTGGAGACAACAGCATCGGTTGAATGTATTATTGGTCGTCTATATTGAATCCCTTTCGATACAATATCATTAACAGTATAGTCTTCACCAAAAGTCACCGTCATTTTCGGGTTGCTCTTGTTACCAGTTTCCTGACCTTTCATTTGAGGGGATATTTCGAACCTATTAAATGGACTGTTATCTATGATATTCTTTATTCCTCTGTCAACAAACGCATTGTAAGAATCTGTATGATGCTGGACGAGAACTTGGGGATTGTCTTCAAAATATTTTTGAATCACGTTCCAGGTGACATTGTTGAAACTATTGGAACACTTATCGATGTCAATAGTGTTCGTTGTGGATTGAGACATATGTTAAATAGACAGTTTACAAATTATCAACACTTGATATAAATTGATAGTAGTAATATTATATGACAATCCTTATATAATATTATAACAATATTCTAAGATACAATGTTATTCATATGTTTTTATTTTTTCTATTGGTTTATAAAATTTTCGTCAAAAGGTTCATACCCTTCAATACGATAAGAAGAAGTAATCCAGCAAACCAAGCAACAACCGGGAAAAACACTAAACCATAGGATAACATCTCATACCCATTTTTGCATAAAGAATCCAAAATGACTGCCACAAACAAAATGTAGACAACCTTCATGATATAAATTATCATTTTGTGTGTCTCGCTCATTTCGCATGAATAATCACCTAAAGCCATTTCATTAGGTTTCTTTGCGTTTCCAAGGATCAATGCTATTAAGGATAGTACGCTTAGGGCTAGATATATTTTTGCAGGGGTACAGAACTTTCCAAACTTCATTTTATATATATTATATAGAGAGAGAGAGTGATTGGAGATTATTTAAATTTCTTTTATAATGTAACCCAATAAAAGAAATTTTTTTATTGTACAAAAAATTGATGTTACATTTTTTGAATGGAACCATTCTAGTATAACGCAAATATACATATAGATACATGTGAAGTAAGAAACTTTCTTGAAATGACGTGTGAGACAGTATGCTGTTTAATTATATTTCCCACATTCATCTTATCAACAATGGCGAGAGCAATATTCGGGAATCATAGAACCTCACCATCATAAGGGGAATAAATATAAATATAAATATATACTATTGTACTGTGATACGTGATATTATTATGTTCTTTGCAGAAGACATGTTTACCCATATTTCCTACATTATTCTTAATTATTTCATGTACTGCTGTTGAGTAGGATAAGGGTTTGCAGAACTAGGAGTAGGTTGTCCTGAGAAATTATTACCTAAGGTTACTAAATTATACTGAATTCCTCGAATCGCATTTGTAAAACCCCACCCTCCACCTAGTTGTTTACGCGAACGTTTTCTCCTCGTCATTCTTTGTTTGGAACGTTTTGTTTTGTATACACGACGACGTGTTAACTTGGATTGCGTCTTGCTTTGCCCTTTTGTTTTATTTCCTTTATTCTTCTTATGGCTGCGTGTCTTTCTATAATCGTACATATTGGAAAATCTTATTCGTAACAAGTATAGGTATTCTATACATTTACATAGTAAAAAAAGATAAAATATGATATCGGATACAAATTTTATCTTTTTAATATTTTATTGTAGTATACATTTATATTTACTCTATATTTACATGAGTTAGCATATGACGACGACAACACATCTTAGTCAAACATAATTCATCCATAACCTTGCCTTCTATTGTCTTTTCAACATTAGTAATATCTAAATAAGATACTGTATTTGTCGAATTTATATTGCATCCAATCTCACCTTTTTGAATTTTGCGTTCTCTAACTTGTGTCATATACCATTCATGCTTATCAGCTAGTACTTTTCCACATGTAAAACATTTTACAGGAATTATCATTTTATGTAAGTAAGCAAAATGAACAATTTATTCGTAATATATATATTATGAGTATTTCTTTATATTATACAATGTAGAGAAATACCGGACAGAATAATCAATTTTATATTAGTCACATTTGTCACCGTAGCATTTACGATTATAGTAATAGTAATCAATATTCTTTTTGGTTCCATCGTCATTACGTCCAAATGTAGGTCCGTCAGCTCCACCTGCCATGCACTTTTCGGACCCATCGATAGAAGCATACACACAACACGAGGAAAACTTACATGATTGTTCCGAAAAACTATTACAATGTGTCTCTAATTCATGCGATTTACCTTTCATCTCTTCGCAAAAATGATCGGCGGGTTCTTCCAACACATCGCCTTTATTTTTTGTTTTATTATCAAATGCTTCTAATTCCACTGTTTTGTTTTTTCCGCTAGTATGGATCTTTGGATTCAAATCAATATTTTTCATAGAAAAAAATACCATTGTTCCTAACATGACTACGACTACTAAAAGAATCGCCGGAATATTTGTCATATTTAATATCTCCGAACAAGTATTTTGAATGGAATGAATGTGTAGACTAGATATCAGATATCACAAGCACAAATGTCTCTGTTATTCTTATTCTTATAAATATTGCATATTATATTTTTTATGAATCGTAACATCAATTATCAAGGATTACTTGTTATAACAACCGCCTTTTTTATTCTTTTCGTTTTAGTTACTATTTTCTGCTTTTTCATATCTATTTTATCAGTACCAGGACTATGCATCTTTTTATGGCAATCTTCACAAATAGTAACCAGATTAGCAGGATGATTTTTATGATACTTTCCATCCTTCACTAGCCCTTCCGTATTTGCCTCTACTTGATGAATTAGATGATGAACCTCGGTTCCTTTTTGTTTATTACATATTTCACAAACAGATACTATCTTCCTTGCGTTGTATTTCGATACGCTCGCATCCAATACGGTATTTATTTTATTATGATTATTTACTTTTTTATTGTCGTATTTTTCTCGTATGTCAAATGCTCTTTGTAAAAATTTATTTGGTAAATTTAGTGATTTACATACCTCCAGACCGTACATACTATCTCCGGATCCTTCCTTTAATTTACGGTCATATATCAATATATCACGTGACGGATCATATCGTACCGTTAAGTGTTTCATACTTAATCTCGTCATTTCAGTGACTTCATCGTAATCCACGATTTCATGTAGATGTGTTGCGAATATAGCACTCACATTATTCTCATGTAATTCTTGTATTCCAGAAACAAATATACTTAATGCTGATTCATGCTCTGTACCCGAACACAACTCATCACCCAATACCATACTCCGACTATTCGTTTGTGACAATATTACTCGTAATTCAGACATTTCAACCGCAAAGGTAGACAATCCTTTGAACAAATTATCATTCCCAATAATTCTGGTAAATAATTTCGTATATGGCAAGTATACCATTTTACTACAAGGTACAAACAATCCTGATTGCGCCATGATAAGAGAAATACCTATGGCACGAATTATACTCGTTTTTCCCACAGCATTCGTACCATATAATAAAATAAGATCGTTCATAATACGTTCCTTCTTATTTATTCCTAACCCAATATCATTCGTCACATAAAGTTCTTCACCATTCAAATGTTCAATTAACGGATGTCTTATCTCCTCAAAAGAAACATATGATTTTGTTTTCTCATTTACCGGAGCATCATCTATTTGAGGACGATGATATCCATATTTTGAAGCAATGTACGCTCCGTTTTGCATAACGTCAATATTCGCGACAAACGCCGAGACCAGATTTATGTTATCTCGGACTTGTTTTGTTTTATAAGAATTCAAATATCTGGAGTATTCACAAATAATCAAATTCTTCAAATCACCTTTTTTATCCACGATATCATGACATACTTTATTAAGCAATACATTTCCAATATTATACGTAGATGAACTTGACGACGCCGACGCAGATGTTAACGTTATTTCCTTAGGAAGTTTTATAGTCATGCCGTCACTTCTACGGATATTAATCTCATTGTTTTCTTTCGGAAAATTATTGATTGCCTCTTCCAGCAGTTTACCACGACGTTTTGTACATTGCAACATAATACCTCCTTTCTCGGTTTCATGAAATTTAACGTAGCAAGGTATTTCCACAGGTGCACTACTGGCGGATTTTCGCGTGGAAGATTTGGACTTTTTCTCCTTCGTGTGCAATAGCTCGTTATAAAACTTTTGTATTGCATAGAAGTTATCCCAACTCTCTTTCAAAATGGTCACTGTGCTATCTATATCTTTGTTAACTCCTTCTTTAAATACATTCTTTTCTCCATCCATAGAATTTAATAGTTTGCAGTCATTTAATATTAATGTATCATCTATAAATTGATACAAACTATCGCAGATGGAATATATATTCGTCAGTTGATAAATTTCTGTGTCCACCAATCTTTTATTTTGAGAGATAGAATGAATTGTACATGCCAAATACGTATCTAGATAATTTTGAAGATTAACAGATTTGTCCAAATTCATAAGGAAGCTCACAACCTCTTTTATTTCCAGAAGGTTCTGAGATAACATGTAAAACATGGACGGTACCACTTTACCTAATTGTATTTGTCTATGAAATCTGTCTATATCCATCACGTTCTTGATGATTTCTCTCACCATCTTATATATCATCTCTTTTTCCATTTTATCTTCATCCTTGTAAGGTTCCTTCATAAAATCAATCATATCATATCTATCTACAATTTCCTTTGCATCTGTAATCGGATTTAATATGTTATACTTAAAAAGGCGCCTACCCATGGAAGTTACACAATTATTAAGAAAGGTACTTACACATGATAATTTCCCAGTGTAATTACCATCTTCCACAATATTCAATTGCTTTAAAGAATGATTGGCGAGTACCATTCTACTGTTGTTATTTTCAAAGATAGGTTCCCTTATACTTGTGATTATATCTGGAGAATGACTGCTTAAAAATGATAGTAATAAGACATAACATTGTATTCCAAATGAATATTGTAGTGTAGTAGCGTCATTCATAATGGAATCGCTAATGACACTACCAAAACATTCTTCGATTACTTCTTTCTGATATATCTGTTTTTCTGCGTTTTCAACTCTGTCATCTTCTCCCTCTTTCTTACGATGTATTTTTCTCCCCTGTAGGTTTATATAGCTTTCTACAGAATTTAGATCATCGTCTGATAGATTAGAAACTAACACCACCTCTGAAGGATTATGACTCGATATGTATCTCTCTAATTCATCATACGAAGTATGACAACGTATCATTTTTTTATTTGTGGTCAATTCCTCTTCTATAACAGCTTCGAAAATGTAACTTGTCCCAGATATGACATCAAAAGTAGATACACCGATAATTAACATCTTTCCATTGTTATGTATCCAAATACACATCGAATTATTTGAGGAAGAACTAATAGATCCACCGCTGTCGTCCTCCGGCTTTAAGTATGATCCAGGGCTATATACTGCCAGTAAACTTCTTGTTGTATTTGGTTCATTTTTATCTTGTTTATAGACTACTGCGGTGAATTTAGCGTTTAATATTTTATTAAGATATGTATCCAACATATAATCGCGGAATCCTAGCAATAGCGTATCATCTGTTTTATAAGCTAAGTTCAAATTAGCACATTGTTTATATAATAGTACATTCTCATCCGTCACTTCTTTTGTTTCTTTATTTACTTTCGTATATACCTCATAAAAAGCACCTACATGATATAGAAGTATGGTTTTGTCCCCATATTCTTGGGTGTATTTGTGATATAAAGTAAAGTACTCATTTAACATTGACATGTTTAGATATAAATACATTGTTAATATATTTATATGGTTTAAGGTAACATATGTATATTAATATTAGAGAAATGTCACAAAATATATGTAGTCGTCACCTTATAGAATATAAGGAAAACTACATTGTATCCCCATGCAGAGCAAAATGTAAAAAGTGCAAAAAGAAAAAGGTTCATGGATACAGTAATCCAGATCACGTCTCCAATCCATTTGGCTATTTATTTTTGTTTCCTGAAATTTGTGATAATTGTGCGAACACTTACAAACAATGTATTTGGTGTGTGACAAAGTGATAAAATAAAAAGATGAAACTAATTATTCATGCTACAATAAATAAAAGTATATATTATTTCAGTATTATATATATATATATATATATAAATCATCTGAAGGACTGGGGCATAGGGAGATGTCGTTATTTGATTCAGCAAATATTACCATTAGTGAAGATTATACCCTTGATGATCATTATACGTTAAGTACGTCAGACTATTTTTTTGAGTTTACTGCAAGTAACGTGACATTTGATGGAAACGGTAAAACAATTACGTTGGATAATATTGAAGAATTTGAAGGTTTATTTTACAATGAAGATTTTTCATATACAACTATAAAAAATTTGACAATTGAGGTGAATTATGAAAGTATGCTTTCTCAAGATAGAAGTAAGAAAACAGTAAAAGTAGGAGAATCATTTATGTGTAAACAATCCTATGGAAAAAATGCTTCCGAAACTAGAATCGAAAATTGTAACGTCAGTAATGGCTATATTAATAACATAAGTTGTGGAGGAATGATCGGACAAAACGGCAAAGTAAAAATGGTTGATTGCACGTTTGAAGGAAACCTTGAAAGTTATTTACATAAAAAAGAGGGTATAAATAGTAAAGAATTACTATCAACCGGTTCAGGAGGGATTGCAGGAAAATTACTAAAAAACAGTGTTATCCAACGATGCAAATTTATAGGTGATTTAATTGGGACTAAGCAAGGAGGTGGTATTCTTGCGGGGTATGCCGAAAATTGCACTCTGGAAGATTGTATATTTGAAGGTAGTATTATAAAATCTGAAACACTTGATCATAATGATAACATAGAAAAGTCCATTATAACGAATGGTATAAATTTCGCCATTAATAATTTAACTGATGGTACATATAATAATATTGCAGTAGAAACAGTCGCAGGAGAAGGATCCGGGTTGAAAGTTGACATTACTGTATATTTGAATGACATTACGTCTGTTACGATGAGTGCAGTAGATTATGGGTACAAAATTGGAGATGAATTAAAAATTCCAGCTGGTACATTAGGATTAGGATCAATAGAGTTGGAATTTACTCTGCTCGCTGCATCTTTTAGTGGTGGTAATTCATTTTCCGGATTATATTCATCTGGAATTTGTGGAAGTTTTTGTAAGAACATGACTATAAATCGGTGTACTTTCAAAGGAAATTTGTTAGGAGATAAAGGATCCGGGATATTGGGATACAATAGTAATAATAGTATTGTCGGTATTTGCACGTTTCATGGAACATTGTTAGTATATGACAACATCACATATAACAATGGAGCTATTATCACAGATAGTTCAGGTATAATAGGATCAACTGGAAAATATAATGAAGCAATTGATTGTACATGTAACGTATCCATCTTAGGAGGTTTTCCAGGTACTAGTAATACACGTGCAGGTGGCATTATAGGAATTTCGAATGACTACGCGAGAGCTATTGGATGTTCAACTAATGCGACTATATTAACAGGGAAATGTGGTGGAATATTTGCCCCTGCGATCGAGGCGGTATATGCAGAAAATTGTCATTTCGTAGGAGAAAGTATTGGAAGAGATATCGGAGATAAAGCTGGAGGAATAGCAGGAGAAGGAATTAGACAAACTAGTGAAACGATTGAAGGTGAAATTGTTTATACTAGAAATATCATAAAAAATTGTTCATCTAGATGCAATAATATTATTGGATATAGTGGTGGAATTGTTGGAGGTACTTCACGTGATTGCGATATATCCAATTGTAGTGTTGAAGTATTAGACGTAAATGATCATTCTGATGGTGGAATGATCTCAAAAGAAGGAAATTATGGTGGAGGAATCACTGGTACTGCATTCACAAATTCGGTAATAGACTCTTGCTACGTAAAATGCAACAAATTGTATGGAACAAGATGCGGAGGAATTATTGGAGGAAGTGGTTCACATAATAACGTTGTCAAAAATTCTTATGTAATAACACAAAACGGTATTGACGAGCATAGTCAACAATCTGGAGGTATTATTGGTGGATACAGTAATAACAATACAGTAGAAAATTGCTACTTCGTTGGAGATATTAACGCACGATACAGTGGGGGGATATTAGGAAGAAGTTCAGTATATAATCTAGATAGTGAAGATAATATAAAAAATGTATATATTGTGGGTAACATAGGTGAAAATAGTACAGGTTCATATGGAACAATTAATAACGAAGGATTTATAGCTACATCAGGTTCATCAGGACATACTCTTGAAAATTGTAAGAGAACTTCCACGTGGAGTGACACCTCTATTTGGGGAGGTGTATCTCAGTCTACAGATATATTGAAACATATTGAAATTATTGCTGATGATTCTCCCCCAGATAACGAGACTGTATTTGTTAGTGGCGAGCATGACGCAACAAATACTCCTTATACATTATCATGGGAGCTATTTTTGTCATTTTCTGATAGTGATACAGTAAAAAATATATTTTCAAATAATTTGTCTACAACAGACTATACTTTCAGCAGTGTCACTACAGATCCTAACGACTTTGATATTGAATTCGAAATTACTATTACTCTCTCCAACGTTACTCTTTCCGATATTTCTGATGATCAACAGAATAATTTAATTGATGCATTGAAAACTGCTTACGCGACATTTTATCAAAGGGACACTTCTCGAGTTGTAGTTACATTGACAGACGGTTCTGTTATCGCTACTGTTTTAATATACAAATACAATGTACCAGAAGAAATACCATATTCTGTAACATCTGGTATGAATCTTGTAGGATTTTCTCATGATGCAAAAGTCAAAGGAAATATAGTGAATAATGTGGATAATATTGATCGTATATACGTATGTAATGGGTTAACATATACTGAACTCATTCGTGATGCAGAGTTTTATTATAATTTTGCAGCACATAACGGTTATTTAGTCATGATGAAAGACACAGAAAACATTAGTATCAAATATTATGGTGAGACATTTTCGTCTGATACTATTAATTTGACTGAAGGATGGAATTATATTGGATCATCGGTAGATAGTGGAATGAGTTCAGACGACACGTTATATTTTTATAAATACAATGATACGAAACGTTCTTACGAAGTAATTGACAATTCGAGCTTACCAAAAGATAAAGGTTACATAGTTCATTCAACAGAGACCAAAGAGGTCTCGATAATGTAATCTAAACGATAATGTATATTTTTCTATATTTATTTAATAATAAATATAGTAACAAAAGAAATCATTTTCTGTATATATTATATAATATATACGTATGTAAAATAAAATGTCATGCATTACTTATTCTGGTAATAGGAATGAAGAACTCGATGCAAGCACTATATCTAATATAGGAAACGCAAAGAAGGTCATTATTATTGGCTACAATACAATAAAATCTGAAACGTTTCAAGGGAATTGTTACGTAGAGACAATAAATTTACCGTCAACACTAACGAGTATTGGTTATGGTGCGTTTAAAGATTGTAAAAATCTGAAACGAATTACTATACCTTCCTCAGTTCAACACATCGACCGACATGTATTTCATAACTGTACATCACTTACCTCCGTAATTTTTGAAATTGGGAGTCATTTACAGAGTATAGGCGACGGCGATACAGATGATATATATTTAGGATCGGGACTGTCCACGTTTTCTGCCCCCCCATCGGTATTAAATCTTTTTCGTATTGAAGAGGTAGAGACCGCGCAGACTATTTCTGGAAAATCGGGTGTGAAGGTAACTGCTACGGGGGATGCATTATTTCCTAATGGTAATATTGACATTACTGCTGACATAAAGTTGTACAAGGATTACACATTATCATCAAGTAATTACTATTTTGAAATTAAATCGAATAATGTAACGTTTGATGGAAACGGAAAAACCATTACTTTGGATAATATTGAAGAATTTGAAGGGCTAATTAAAAACAGTACATTTTCATATGTCACCATTAAGAATTTGACTATTCTTGTGAAATGTGATACTATGTTATCTCAAGATAGGAGTAAAAGAACAGTAAAGCAAGGAAACTCATTTTTATGTAAACAATATTTTGCATTTTCAGCACAAGGTACAACAGAAAATAAAATAGAGAACTGTAAGATAAAAAATGGGTATATTAATAACAAAAATTGTGGAGGAATACTTGGTCAATACACCAAAATAAGCAAGGTAATTGACTGTGAGTATGAAGGAAATATAGAAACGTATTTGCATAAAAAGGAAGGCAAAAACAGTACAGAAATGGATAGTCAAGGTTCTGCAGGGATAGCAGCCAATTATTTGAGGAACGAGTGTGTCTTCAAACGATGCAAATTTGTAGGTGATTTAATTGGAACTAAGCAAGGAGGTGGTATCATTGCTGGGCATACAGAAAAATGTATAATGGAAGATTGTGTATTTGAAGGAAGCATTAAAAGATCTAACGCAATTGATCATAATAATAAAATAGAAAAGTCCATTATAACAGATAGTATAAATGTCGCCACTTATAATTTAACTGATGGTGCATATAATAATATTGCAGTAGAAACAAAGACAGGAGAAGGATACGGGTTGAAAGTCAATGTTATTGTTGTAAACAAACATATTACTTCTGTTACGATGAGTGCGATAGAGTATGGGTACAATATCGGAGATGAATTAAAAATTCCGGCTAAAACACTCGGATCAGGGTCATTAGATGTAGTATTTACATTGCTCAGTGCCTCTTTATGTAAGAGCTCTACCTATACCGGAGACATGTCCGGAGGAATTTGTGGAACGTATTGTGATAACATGATTATAAAACGGTGTACTTTCATAGGAAACTTGTTAGGAGACAAAGGCTCCGGAATTTTAGGACACCATTGTAATAATAATACTGTTAGTAAATGCACATTTCTGGGCACATTACTAGAAGATGACAAATTCAGATTTTCCAATGGAGCTATTATCACAGATAGTTCAGGTATAATTGGATCATGGGGTAAACACAATGAAGCAATTGATTGTACATGTAACGTATCCATCATAGGAGATTTTCCTGGAATTATTAGTAATTCTCAAGCAAGTGGTATTATAGGGCTGACGAATGATTACGCGAGAGCTATTGGATGTTCAACAAACGCAGATGTATTGACTGGTAAAAGCGGCGGAATATATGCGTCTAATAATAAAGGCATATATGCTGAAAATTGTCATTTTGTAGGAGAACTTATTGGTCTCGATACATCAGATAAAGCTGGAGGAATAGCAGGAGAAGGAATAAGAAAAAATAGTGAAACAATTGATGATAAACTTGTTTTCACTAGAAATATTTTAAAAAATTGTTCATCTAGATGCAAGAATATTAATGGAAATGGTGGTGGAATTGTTGGAGGTACATCACGTGAATGCGATATATCCAATTGTAGTGTTGAAGTTATAGATCTTGATGATAATATTAATGGTGGATTGATCTCAAAAAAAGGAGCTTATGGTGGAGGAATTGCAGGATATTCATTTAAAGATTCGGTAATAGACTCTTGCTACGTAAAGTGTAATAAATTGTATGGAACAAGATGCGGAGGAATTATTGGAGGATCTAACTCACATAATAATGTGGTCAAAAATTCTTATGTAATAACACAAAACGGTATTGACGAGCATAGTCAACAATCTGGAGGTATTATTGGAGGGTATAGTAATAACAATATAGTCGAAAATTGCTATTTTATTGGAGATATTCATGCAAAGTATAGCGGTGGAATACTTGGAAATAAATCATTGTACGATATAGATACTGAAGCTAATATAAAAAATGTGTATGTTGTTGGTACACTAGGACATAATAGTAGAGATTCATATGGAACTAATGGAACAAATGGAACTATTAATAATGACGGATTCATAGCTGAATCATCCTCTTCAGGACATATAGTTGAAAAGGGAAAATTAGAGAAAACATGGACAAATTCGTCATCAACCAATATATTGAAAAATATAGACATTATTACCGACGGATCTTCTCCAGATTCCGATACTATATTTATTCGTGGTGAGCCCAATACAAATGATATACCTTATAGATTATCTTGGGAACAAACTTTATCGTTTTCAGATAGCGATACGGTAAAAAATATATTTGCAGGATTTATTTCTACAGAAGACTACACTTACGAAAGTGTAACGTCTGAACCAAAGGATGTTAACATAGATTACAAAGTTAGCATTACATTGTCCAACATTTCTCTTTCCGATATTTCTTCTGATCAACAGAGTAATTTAATAAAAGCATTAAAAAATGCATATGCATCATTTTATCAAAGACGAGAATCTAAAATCATTGTTACATTGACAGAAGGAACTGTTATGGCTACTATTTATGTAAACAATTCTTTGATACCGTTATCGTTACTTAATTCGCATGAAAGCACAGCAAATGAATACAGTGAATTTGAATATATAACACATAGCGAAAAGGGGACTGATGAAGGTGAACATTTAGGAGGTATAGCAATAAATTCGCAAGGGCACACGTTTATGTGTGGATATAGCGATGGCGATTTTATTAGTCATAACATTCTAGACAAGCAAATAGATCTAATTTTTGTATATAAATTTAGACCAGATTTAAATAAAGATTGGTTTAACCAAATTTACTCCATGAGAACGGCGACCACCGCTAACCATGACCGTGCTCTGGATATAGCTGTAGATTCAAATGATGATGCGATTATTTGTGGTTATACCTATGGTGAATTCGATGGTTCAGTGGAGCAATATACTGGGGACGTCATTCACCCTTGGGGTACATTTGATCAGAAGAATCCTAATGGTATAAAAAATATGATAGTAGCCAAATTTGATGGTACACATGGATCTGTTTTATGGATAAAACAAATAACTGAATATAGTGAGGCATACAGTGTAGCTATAGATTCGGATGATAATATATTTGTTTCTGGATTGATATCGCCTGATGGTAATAGTAATAAACCCGCGATTATTAAATTTGATACAACAAATGGAACTGAATTGACGAGAACATATATTTCACCTTTCGTTGTACCTCAGAGTATAGCAATAGACACGAATGATAATGTGATTGTTGCTTGTTGGGAATCTAGTTATGTAGAGTGGACGCCTACCACAACGTATGATGATTATCAAGGAAGAGGTGACGCATATATAGTAAAATTTAATAACAGTTTAGTGGAATTATGGAGAGAACACTTTGGTACCAGCAGTTCAGATGAACCCAAGGATATAGCCACAGATTCATTTGATAATTTTTACATTACTGGTATGAAGGGATATTATAATGGGTTTATAACAAAATTTAATAGTAGTGGACAACAGCAATGGTATAAAACTATCCTTGAAAGCTCTAGCCAAAAAATGGGTTGGGGACAATGTGTAACAGTAGATTCATATAATCAGGTGTATATAAGTGGAAAAACGAAGTTAGATATAGGCGGTGGTCCCAGACCGGATTTACATGATTCGAATGATTCTGGGGGATTCGACGCATTTTTGTACAAATTTGATAGTGATGGTAATGAATTATTAAGAAGACAATTAGGTAGCAGCGGTGATGACAATGAAGTGAGAGTAGCAACGTGGGTCGATGGTCAGGTCCGTATTTCTTTTGATTGTGAGGGACGTATTGTATCATCAGCTAAAGCGGGATCAAATGTTTATATAATAAGTGCATATGATCCTCCACCCCCTACTGTAACGAATATAGTGGTTGTAAGTGGTATTAACTTTATAGGTATATCGGTGTCAGGGTCTCTTGAAGGCAATAATATAGAATTTGTATATGGATATAATAATGCTAGTGGTCAATTTGAAACAATAACCATAAATGATGGCAAATATTCATTAGAACAACACGACGAAGGGTATTGGGTGAAAACGTCTTCTGCTACTGCATTAACATTTACTTATAAAGGTGATATACCAACTGATTCCTCAATTAGTATACTTCCAGGATGGAATAGTATAGGTACTTCGTTGGATTACATAGCCTTATCTTCATCCGTATCATCCGGTACTGAAATGTATAAATACGATACACCATCTAAAACATTCATGCCAATCTCACCTGGTACAAAATTATCCCAAAACACAGGTTATTATGTATATTCGAACGATAGTCAAGAGAGTTTTATGACTGAACCAGAGTATCAATATGTATTTATTGAAGCATATACCCAAACTTTACATTTAAGTGAAATTGAGATTTTTGATACAGGTGATAATAAAATTTCAGAAAATGGAAATTGGAATATCCATGCTAGTACAGGTGAAATGACTGCAGAAGCAATACCCGTTCTTGAAATTGTATCGACTGAAATATTGTATAATACACAAAATGGAAAAGATCAAAATGGAAATGTAAATACTCGATGGTATATGGATAGAGGAGATATAGAAGACCCTACTTGGACATTGAATTGGGATATACCCGAAACTTATAAACATAGAATAACAGTATTGGATATACATAATGGAAATGAGGAATTTAAGTTTAAGAAAGCTCAATATGACCATGGTATTGCCTGTATAAAATTACGAGTATATTATGATAATAATGGTACTGAAAATTCGGTTGATTTTGATGCAGGAGAAGTATTCACTAGTGGCGATTGGGCATGGACAGAACCATACGTTAAAAATTTCTACGATTTTTTTCCAACCACAAAAACAGCAAATGCTACTATAAATGGAACTAATGTTACTTTTACTATGTTAAAAGGTAAAATAACAATTAGTTATCCTATAACAATAAATAGTTTTAGAGTAAATGCTTCAGGAGATGGTGCGGCTTGTAACATAAACGCTTATAAGTCTTACTCGGACACTGGTAATCCCTACGGTAATTTTTTAAGTGTTATAGCAACTAGTGGTTATAAAGTAACTGGAGCCTATACTCCACCTGGAACCATTATTCCTGATCTTCCTCCTGGTCCGGCTCCGGCTCCGGCTCCCGCTCCGGCTCCCGATCCAATTCCTTTCGGTGAAACGGAGGAGGGGAATGCTCCGGCTACAGCATTATTAAAAATAGAAACTACAATAGCAGGCGATGATAATGCCGATGGAGGTCAAATAGATGTAGAGTTGTACAGAAATGATAATACAAAAATAGGTAATACTGTAGTTCTTCAAAATTCTTTTTTAAAAAGTACAACATATATTAATACTTTTTATTTGCCCTATAGCTCTAGCTATACAGATATAAAGGTAAAATTAGTTGGAGTATCTCCTAATGGTGTTCTTATTAGCGAGATGAAAATTACATATGGTAATAATGTGTATACATTTAAAACTAATGTAAGAACTGGAACTAATGGCATTGCACCTAATAATACGGTAGGATGGATCGATTACGATGATCCCAAAAATTCTAGTTCAAGAACTTATACAGGTATTAGTCTCGTCGATCCCATTGTAAATTTAGCAGAACCCGAGCCTGAACCAGGGAAACATGCTTTTTATTTTTCGGAATGTCGTAATACTCATACTCATTCTTCTAAAATAAGTAATATGCTAAATGGAGTAAAACCAACTGACGACTCGGCAAGTGAATACAGTATTGTTGGAAATAATAATCCAGACGAGAATGGTGGAGGGGGAGACAATAATGGAGACCCTCGTTCTTATCAAAGAAATTGTTTTCAGAATGGAATTGAAACTGGTACTGATACACCTTATTGTGTATTGAAATTCAATGAACCGAGAAAAATAGGTAAAATTGTTATTCATTCTCGAAGAATGCCTGATTATAATAGTGATGTGAGGTCATATACCAGTAAGCATAATATTTATTTAGCGAATGCTTCTGATATTAGTGTTGCTACTAGACCATCTAATTGGAGTCATTATATGTATACAACTCCTTCAATACCTTGGATTAGTGGAACCAATTACAAATCGATTATGCATTATAATTCTGGTGTTAGTTGGGGCACTACTTCGAGTGGTACTACGACCAATAATCAAATGGATAAAACATATGATATATCCACTATTCTTCGTTCTCAAACTCCGAACCCTAATACAAATTTATTAAATAATGTTACATCAAATTTATTAAATAATGTTACATTCGAAGATATTACCTTGTTCGAAGACACAAGTAATAATTTTTACCAAAATGGTAATATTTCCAATCTAACTTCATCATCCTATGCCGGGATAACGAGTCCCAATGGAGCTGTGCTTAGTCAAGAAACTCTTAAAATTGTTACTATTGGTAATAACGTAACCAGCATAGGAAACGCAGCTTTCCAAAACTGTTGGAATTTTATTGACATACAATTCTACGCTGGCAGTAAACTTCAAATAATTGGTGAGTTTGCATTTGAAGGTGCAGGTTTTAGTAGCATTACGATACCATCGACCGTGCAGAACATAGGACAATTTGCATTCGTTGGTTGTATGCCCATGACCACTGTGATCTTTGAGAGTTGGAGCCAACTTACTTCGAATGGAATTGGAAACAATGTCTTTGTTTCTTCAGGTCTTACATCCTTCTCAGCACCTCAATCTGTATTGAGTGCTTTTGATATAACCGCTGGTTATGGTAAAACTGTTGGAGGTAAAACGGGAGTTACAGTGACCCAAATTGCTGATACTGGTACTAATCCTAATCCGAATCCTAATCCTAATCCTAATCCTGATCTGACAACTACACAAATAAATGTTAATGACGGTATGAACTTAATAGGTATGTCTGTATCAGGAGTCCTAGAAAATAGTAATTCTAATATAGAAAGTGTGTATCGATATGATAATAATAATGATCAATATGTCTCATTAACATCTGCTTCTTATGGATATGACATTGATAAAGATGTAGGATATTGGGTGAAAACGTCTTATGCAAATGCATTAACATTTGCATACCTAGTTAGTGATGTGCCTACTACAACGTCAATAGATATTCTTTCAGGATGGAATATAATAGGTAATTCGTTGGATTCCGCAACGTTATCTTCATCCGTATCATCCGGTACTGAAATGTATAAATACGATACATCATCTAAAACGTTCATGCCAGTCTCATCAGGTATTATATTATCCCAAAACACAGGATATTATGTATATTCGAACAGTGAACAAAGTGATGTTATTATCCAACCAACAGTAATAAATGGTACAGGAGTACTAAATGCTAATACAGTACAGGAAAACATAGGGGATGGGTCTAGTACCACAAATCTCATCATAAGTAGTGGATTCACCTCGATTGGTGATGAAGCCTTTTTTCAATCAGGTCTGAGTGGGAGCATTACTCTACCAGCATCACTAACGAGCATAGGATTCCGTGCTTTCTATTACTGCTCCAGCTTGACCTCAGTAAGCTTTGAACCAAATAGTCAGCTGGAGATCATAGGAGAATGGGCTTTCTTTCAATGCTCCAGCTTGACCTCTGTGAACTTTAATGAACTCAATCAAGTAACGACGATTGGTGATTATGCCTTTGGTAATTCAGGACTGAGTGGAAGCATTACTCTACCAGCATCACTGACGAGCATAGCATTCCAGGCTTTCTATCAATGCTCCAGCTTGACCTCTGTGAACTTTAATGAACTCAATCAACTTGAGTCGATTGGTGTTGGTGCCTTTCTGTATTCAGGTCTAAGTGGGAGCATTACTCTTCCAGCAGCCATAGAAAGCATAGGAAACCATGCTTTCTATGGCTGCTCCAGCTTGACCTCAGTAAGCTTTGAACCAAACAGTCAGCTGGTGATCATAGGAGAATCTGCTTTTGATGGCTGCTTCGACTTGACCTCTGTGAACTTTAATGTACTCGTTCTACTAACGACGATAGGTGATGGTGCCTTTCAGTCTTCAGGTCTGAATGGGAGCATTACTCTACCAGCATCCCTGACGAGCATAGGAAACCATGCTTTCTATGGCTGCTCCAGCTTGACCTCTGTAAGCTTTGAGAGTGGTAGTCAACTCATGTCGATTGCTGATCCTCCCTTTATCTCTTCAGGTATTACAACGTTCACCGCTCCTCAATCTGTATTGGATGTTTTTGGTGTAACAGTTGGTGAAGGTCGGACGGTAGGTGGTAAAGATGGGGTCACGGTACACCTCACATCATAACCAGATTTTATTCTAGAATGGACAAAACAATTGGGGGGGGGGGGACAACAGATTCGAATAATAATGTGTATATTACTGGTTACACCCAAGGTGATTTAGATGGGACAAATCAAAATAACGGGAACCAGGACGTATTTTATAGTGAAATA